TGTGTAAGCATATCTGCAAATCCCATAATACCTAAACCTATTTTTCTTGTAGCCTTAGTCATTTTTTCTATTTCTGGAGTCGCATATTTATTTGCATCGATTACATTGTCTAAAAATCGTGTAGCTGTTTTTATTGTAGCTCTTAGTTCGTCCCATTTGATGTAAGGTCTTACTTCTCTAGATTCAACAAAGTTAGCTAAGTTGATAGAGCCTAAGTTACAAGATTCATTTCCTAATAATGGTTGTTCTCCACATGGATTAGTTGCAATCATTTCACCATACTCTGATGTTACATGGTTATCTTTATTGACTTCATCCAAGAAAATCATACCCGGTTCGCCATTTCTCCATGCCCCATATACCATTTTATCAAACACTTCTTTAGCATTTAGTTCGCCCACTACTTGTTTAGTCTTTGGATTAATTAGTGGATAATTAAGATTAGCTTCTACAGCTTTCATAAAGTTAGAGTCTACACCTACTGATATGTTGAAGTTATGTATTTCTCCCTCTACTTTTTTGCAGTCAATAAACTCTAATATGTCTGGGTGGTATACTGACATCACTGCCATGTTTGCCCCATCTCTCTTACCACCTTGAGTAATCATAGATGATACCCTAGATAGTGTTTGTAATACTTGTATAGGACCACATGCAATACCGTGTGTAGTCTTTATCTTGTCGCCTCGTGGTCGTAGTTTACTTAAAGCAAAACCTGTCCCACCACCAAACTTTTGTACCATAGCTATATCGTGGGCTGCCTTCATAATATCTTCCATGCTGTCTTCTAACGGTAATACAAAACATGCTGAAAGTGTTCCTTGTTCTGTACCAGCATTCATGAGTGTTGGAGAGTTAGGTATGAAGTTTAACTCTGACATCATGTCATAAAACTCTTTTGCAGTTAAATCTACGTCTGCATCTGATTTACCATATAGTTTTTCAGATACGGCAATAGCTTTAGCTACTCTTTCTAATAGTTTATTAGCATTTTCTTCAGGTTCACCTGATTCATCTTTTAAGTAATATCTTTTTGATGCTACTGTTTCTGCTTGTTGTGTTAATGTGACCAAAATGAACCTCCTATGGTTTTTCTTTGTAATTGCAATAAAGACATAATTTTCTATTAGGTACCCAGAAAATAGGACTGCACACCTCTTCTTTACATGTTGGGTTTGGTGCTTCGTTAATAGAAGAATTACTATTATTATTATACTCGTTTTTTGGAAAATCAAGCAAGGGTTTATCATTGTTTTTCGGTAATTTTCTAAAATCATTAAATGATGGGTCCATTTCATTTGCAAAGTCTTGCATGCTTCCAATGGTCTGCATATTATACAACCCAGTTTCATATGCTGCTTGCAATGCCATGGCTATGGAGAAGAAAGCATCTCCGTGTCCCATCGGTGTTTCAGGAGCTTTTAACTCATTATTTACCGACAATATCTGTTGCCGCTGCCGATTATCTCTTATTAAAAATAAGTTACCAGAATGAATATATTCTTCAAATATATGTGCCATATTGTTTTTAGATTTAAAAGTAAAAGCAAGAGGATACCAACTTCTGTGTAATCCTCTATCTTCTAACTCACCTCTAGTGTTATCTATGTATCCTTTAGTCAAACCAAAGTTTTCAGCAACTTCATTTAGGTACACTATTTGCTCAGAATAATCCCAACCATCTAACCATGATTGATGTATCTGTTCTATACGCTCACCTCTTCTTCTAAACACTACTAAATGTGATGGGTGTCTTTTTTTACCCACGTCAAATCCAGCAAAGATGTCTTCATCTTCTGTAAAGTTATGCTTCATTGTTGTAGGTAATGACCTCAATGTATCGTCCTCACACTTTTCAATATCTTCTGAATCAAAGTAAGCCTCTGTGTTAAAATGCGGCTGTAAAAGAAACTCTGAAGCAAACGATTTAGGTTTAGCTTTTTGTTGTTCTAATAGCCACTCTTCACTATACAGTTCAGGCATCAACACTCTTCTACCGGGTTCGGGGTCAAGTGCTGGTAACTTTCTAGTAACAAATCTATCATCTTTTTCTAATACTGTCAATAGGTCACCCGGCATCATTGGTGTACCCACAATTACTACAGGCACTCCCTGATTAGGAATAAACAATGATTCTGTTAAAAAATGGTCTTCAATTTTAGACATTTGACCTAGTGCAAGAGGGCTTTCAGGGTCTTTTAGTATGTCATCTGCAATCAAAGCACCATTAACGTGCATACCTCTTTTGAAAGAGAATAATCCACCATGTAATATTTCAGCACTACCCCCGTTGCCTGTGTCATATCTAAATGTAAAATCCGCTTTAGGGGCTCTGTTAGTCATCATTTCTTTTAATATAGGATTACGATTAACTTCTTTGTTTATCTCAGCAATATGATATTTAGCCATGGTATCACTATACGATAAATATAAAATATTACAAGACCCTTGTACTTTTAAACTTCTCCAAATACTAAAAGCATGTCCTAATATTGTTGATTTAAAATGGGCTCTAGGTAAAATAGCTAAATAATTAAGACCATCCTCAATACATTTTTCTACTTCTTCTGTAAGTTTACCTACATGCCATGTTTTAAAATACTCAGGGTGTTCAAAACCTTCTGACCAAATATCTCTAGTAAACTCCCAAAAACTACCTATGGCATACCTATTACTTTTTTCTAGCTTTTCAGCCATTAGTTCAAAAGCTTTACTGTAAGATGTTAATTCGTCACTCATTATCTTCCGATGCCATTATTATTTTTAGTTTTGCTACAATTTTCGCCATTAGGTCTTGGTCTTCTATTTCTTCGACTAATATATTTACTACATCTTGAATAAACTGTACCTTTATTAGACCCTCTGCAACTTGTCTTTCTCCTTGAATACCTATATCCATAGCCTTAACAGCATCGAAAGCTCTCTCAAATGTTAATAAATCTAATTCGCCTGCAGCTTTTTTTCTAACTGCTTCATACATTTTTTGATGTTCAGCTTGCATTTTTACTAATCGAGTAGCTTCATCGTCTTGCGATTTTTCAATCGCTTTTTCTTTAACTTCTACTTTTTTAATCTTCCAATCATCTTGTCTTATCCATGCATAAATAGTTTGTGCATTTACGACAGTCCTCTGCTCTGCAGAAACTTGTTGTGCTATCTCAGGCACAGAGTATTCATCAGTTATGTATAACTTAAACGCTCTATCTTTTACGGCTCGTGGAAATTTTTTAGGCATTATTTATATGCAACATCTGACCAACCAGTGCTAGCGTTTCCTGATTCGATGCTACCTCCGTATGGGCTTCCATCTGATTGTAATAATTTACTAAAATCCATACCACCCTTGTTTTTATTACCAGCTGCATTAAAACACTCTGGGACTTTGTGCTTTACGCCACCTGTCGTGCTTATCTCTTTAAATTTAATACCTATCTCTGCTCTACTGCATACACCTCTTATCATTCCGTCTTTTGGACCAAGAGGTTTGTATTGAGGGTTCTCTAGTAAAGTTGCTATGGTTCTTTTAGCCCCTTCAGGTTGTACATTGTGTATACATTTATAATAGTCACACCACACAACCTTAGCATACTTTGCTTTAAACTCTTCGGCAGTCATGCTTTTTGGTAACTTGTCTTCTATCTTTGTATCTTTTGGTTCAGGTTTATCATAAAAATGAAAGGTAGGTCTCCCCTTTCCTATCCCTGCTTTCCTATATCCTTTAGGTGCTGGCATTTTCTGTCTCCTTTTCTTTTCTTAATCCATACAATGCTATACAAGCAGCATCTGCATAGTCTTGTTCATCAAAAGTATCTTTCTTCCACTTAGCTTTTGAATATTTTAATATATCAGATTTTTGACAAGTCCCTTTTCCTACAACATCTTTTTTCCAACTTCTATTATTAACAGTATTACACTTCACATCGTATTTATGTGCAAAGTATATTATTGAATATATTATAGCAGTTATAGTTCTAGTTGACCATGGGTTTTGAACATACAAAGATTCTTCTATGCAAATTAAATTAGCATTAGTAAAGTCCTCTAAGCCTTCATGTACTTGGTCTACAATATGTAAAAATCTAGCATCGGCAGTTGTTAGTTTAGATTCCCATTTAAATTTATCTATAAGTTGTTCTTTACCATCTAATACAACAACGTGCACAGCTTTGGAAGAACAATCAATTCCAACATACTTTTCCATATTATTGTAGAGGTATGTTTTCTTTTGTAATCTGTCTAGATGTTAATTTATCATACACTTTATCTTCTAGTGCATCTCTTTTAAATACAGCTATAGTAGCTCCTACGCCGACTGCAAGTGCTCCTACTACTGGTAAAGTTTTTACTACGCTCTTGACTACATCTTTGCTTGTCATGTTTATCTCCTTTTTTATTCTGATTCTAATACTTTCATTCCTAGTGCTATAATACCTCCCGTGCATCCTGTGGCTATCTCTGTATATCCAAAATATACTCCAACAGCACTCAAAAGTCCGAGAACTATAATCGCTAAAAATATTTGTGGTCTTAATTTTCCCATCATATTGATGTCCTCCTATTATTATTATACTAAGATTTATTCATTTCCTTGAGTTCTTAGTGCTACAATTCTAGATACTGTTGCCCAACACTGTGTATATAGCCTTAATTGTGAATCTAATTTATTCTTAATAGTAGTTACATCTATTAAATCTCGTTGTAACTGAGCTAGTCCTTCATTAGATTTCATAATTATTCCTCTACATTCATCCTTAGTAGGTTTCCTACCCTGATAAGATGCTAGTAAATCTGCAAAAGCTATGTTGTAATTTTCAGTAAACTGTGCTTCAATCGCTACTCTTCTAGTTTCCATATCAGCAACACGTTGTTCTAATTGACCTTTAAACCCACCGTAGATTGTTAAATACTGTTCTAACTTTTTATTAGATACATGTATTACATCCATAAAGTTTAACTCTAAATCTGCATCTGTATCTATTTTAACATTAGGTATGCCAGTTTCCTTAAGCATATCCTCTGCTAATTCTAAAGCTCGTTTGTAACTCCATTTCTTTTCCATTAAGATTTACCACCTTTACATTTACAATACCACATTCCAGTGCATTCTACTGGAGCTGATGTCATTGTCATTATTGTTTTACAGCGTTTTAATATATCATCCCATGTTTTAGCATCTCTGTCAACCTTAAATGCTTTTAATTTCTGGTCATTTTTATTTTCATACAATACAACTCCATAGTCATATTCTTTAATATTAAGGTATATTTGTAGTTGAATTAAATGTTCATGTTTTGGAGCTTCTTTTAATTGTTGATAATCTTCATTTTTAATTGTCTTTAATTCTAAGGGTGTCTCTCCATGTTTATCATGGTTAATTAAAAAGTCTATCCTACCAGAAATAGGTGGACTATCTAACTTCACTGATACCTCATCATCTATATAGATATCTGCTTTTTGCAAATACTTTTTCATGCGGCTTTCAAATGTGCCTCCATGGTCAAATATCCTTTTTATCCTAGCATCTATCTCATCCCAACCTAATAAACCGTTATATGCCATGTATAAATATCTATCACAGGGATTACCAAACAGAGATGGATAAAACTTACCTTTACTAGGGGGTCTATTCTTATATGAGATTGCAGTATCTATAGATTTAAGTAACCACCTATCTTGATTTTTAGTTCTACCCTTTGTAGTTTTTTTAGGTTTTAAATCATCTAACCCACTATTTATAGCTTCAATTCCTGCCATAATCTTTCCTTTATATCTTTATATGTTTTTTCTGCAAGGTGCCAAACTTCTTCAAACCCCATCTCAATTAAATCAGCATCTCTCTGTGCATCACGTTTTGCTAGATGCCCAAACGGACCATCTGCTTCTATTATAACATTCATTTCAGTTATAAGGAAGTCTACGGTGTAGTTTCCTATGGGCACTTGTCTAGCATAACGGAGTCCTGTTTCATCAAGAACTTTCGCTATCAGATTCTCCTGTGGTGTAAAACTTTTCGGTCTCATGTTTAAATACCTCGTAATCATCGGGGTTTTCTTTGAACCAGTCCACTACTTTATTAATACCTGCAACTTTGCTAGGCATTTTTTCATAGGTATACCAAGCTCCTGTTTGTTTGATAAGACCATACTCTAGTCCCAATCTTACATAAGTCTCTACTATATCTACTCCACCTTCTACACGGAAAGGTACAACTACCTCATCCCACTTCTCTCCACCAAATTTATCTTTCAATAGTTTTACTTTGATTTCAAATCCTACTCTATTAGTAGATGAAGCTGGTTCGTTTATCCATCCACCTTTAGAAACCTGCATACAACAGTGTGAAAAGAACTTCTGTCCCTCTCCACCCGGCATAGTCTCCATGGCAGTGACTGGTCCCATCGCTCCCCTAGTTTGATTTATGGCTACCAAAGAACTTCCATATGTTAAATCTGGGAGTAACCTAATTAACATTTGATTCCACGTTCTTGATTGCCATGCAATGGGACTGTAGTCAATGCCTTTATCATTATTGAATATGTCTGCTGGTATAATACCTGCAGCACTATCAAGCACTATCAAATCTACACCACTTCGTAAACCTTTTTGAGCAACTTTGAATGATTCCTCTGCAGTTGCGGGGTCTGCAACTAATATTTTAGTTATATCCACTCCAACTTTTTCCATCCATGCTGGGTCCCAAGACTTTTCTAAGTCTATCCACATGGGCACTCCACCTTCTTCTTGCACAGACTTACATAGTTGAGATGCTATATAAGACTTACCTGATGACCATCCACCAAATAAAAGGGTAAATCTTTTTCTTGGTATACCACCATTTGTAATCTTATCTAACTGTGGGATGTTAAAAGGTATTCTGCCATAAGCAAAACTCTCATCATCTCCACGCTTAGTAGCAAGTTTTTTATCATTTAATAAATCATTAAATATTGCTTCTGCATTTTCTTTCAAAGTAAATCGTCTCCTTTTTCTATCTCTCGTTTCATATTTCTTTTTTGTATTGCTTCTGCCCAAGCCATGCACACAGCACCACACTGAATAAGTTCACTATACAATTTAGACGTATTTTGTTCATATACTTCTCTAGCTACTTCCCCAAACTCTTCCGCTAATATAACTGTCCAATATTCATCTGAGTGATGCATTTGCTCACCCCATTTCTTTTCCTGTGACTCTCGTTCAGATAAAAACTGTTCAGTAACTATTGCTCTAACATGTTCAGCTTCCATCCTTCTTTTTTCCCTTCATTAGAATATTCTTGATTTCTTCATCCACCTTATCATGTATTGCAGTGTATGCTTTATCAATAGTCAACCCTGCTTCTGTTAGTTGTTCATCTATTGGTAACTCAGTATCAATGTCATGTATCTCCATGTCCATTCTTGCGTACTGATTTGTGTCTAATGGACCTACTCTAAATGTAAATCCTAATTTAACTCCTACTTTTGCCATCTATAATCCTTCTTCCTATGTGTCCTAGTTTATTTAGTGCTTCGTTAGTTCTTATAAGATATCCGTAAGCTGATGAACCATCTGCATCTTTATCCCCCATTGGGTGAAGAGTTCTTTCATCATCTTCAATAATTTCTTTAAGTACATCAGTTCTAAGTATAATACCCCCTAGCTTATCATCAGCTGCTTGAAAAACATGGAGTTGATATTTAGCTTCTGTGGTGTTAATCCCAGATGGTTTACCTTTTCTAGTATCATGAGTTTCTACTGCTATATTGCCTGTTGTCGCCCATATATCTCTTTCTGTTTTGATTTCTATAGTGTCCCCGAACAACTCTTTAAACCAGTGTTCAGAGTCTTCTCCAAACTCTAAGTCATGTCTCCAATCTTTGTTGTTACTTATCGTCATTTATCAGTTCCTTTGCTATCAACATATCTATATATTGTTTTGCTTTGTATAGGTCTTGGATACCATTCTCTTTGTATCTCCACCTTGTTATATATTTTATCACATTTCCCTCTGCAAAGTTCATCTGATTATCATGTATATAATCAAAAGGTTCTATGTCAAAGTGATAGTGCACAGGGTCAGTAGCTTTTTTTACAGATTTATTATATGATTCTGTAAAACTATACTTTTTATTTGCCATTCTTTCCTCCACATTCCATTGTTTCATTTGTTTATATTCTCCCCAAGATAAATTAGGGTATTTTTTTTGATAATCATCCCACTCCCCTTGCGTAAAATCGTAAGGAGCGTTTGGGTTTTTCCATCCTGCTGTCATTATTCTAAATCCTCTGGTCTAGTTGATATAAATATTGGTGTTTTTTCTCCGTACCATGCTCCCACAGTATTGTAATCAAACCACTCTATAGCCATTTCCTGTGCCATCTCCTCATTCTCACAGTCGGGGTCGTCCATAAAGTTTTTAGTCAATATCTCAACAGATTTCCTTGCATCATATATTGCAATCGGACCTCTGTATTGTTGATATCCTAATCCTATAAATGCATCTTCATACTCATCATAAAGCATAACTTCTTCATCAGTGCTTTCTAAATATTTATTTAATTTATCTTTTAGCGTTTCTGCCATTTTCTCTACTCTTCCTTAATTTATCTGCTTTTTTTTGTTGTCTAGCTACACTTTTAGGTACAAATTCCTGATTACTACGGAAAGTTTTTATAATGTCATCCTTTTCTACACGTTTTTTAAACCTTCTAAGTAATTTTTCAAATGTCTCATTCTTTTTTAATTTAACTTGCATACTATATCTCCTGCTTTATTGCCCATGATGGTTTACATAATTCCATGTCTACCCCTAGTGGAATATCTAAAGAGTTCTCTTTCATTAACTCTTTAATTTTTGGACCTACTTCATCCATCTCAGACTTGTGTATTTCACATATTATCTCATCATGTACTTGAAGTAATATGTTACTTTGTTTATCTTTTAAATACTTATGTATTTCTACTATTCGTTCACTCATTATATCTGCACTGGTGCCCTGTATCAAGTAGTTAACACCTCTATATGCATAATCTTTAGGTACTCTATAAATTCTACCATATTTATTCCTAACCCAGCCCTTTTCTTCGATAGTTTTAACTACAGAATTAAAAAACTCTTTTGAACCTTTCATATTCTCTAAATATGTTTGTTTATAGTTAAATGCCTCTGAAGCTGTTGTATTTAACTGCATCGCGAGTTTATCTTTACCTATTCCATATATAACTCCAAATGTAATCGACTTTGCTAATTGTCTGTAAAACTTAAACTCTGGATTGTCTTCGTCCATATTAAATGCAATCTTAGCTGCTTCGCCATGAAAGTCCACATCATCTTGTTTCATCAACTCATTCATCTCAGGGTTGTCAACATAGTCCATGAATACTCTTACTTCCATTTGAGAGTAGTCATATGCGACCATATTATAATCTTTTCGAGGCACGAATAAATGTCTAATAGCAACTTGATTTTTATTTGACTTATCAAACTTATCACCCCCTAAGAAACTCCATGCTTGTATAGAGTCATCAGTCAGTTGTAAAGATGTATCCCCACCCTTACTTGATATGAGTGCGGCTATTCTACCTCTAACTTCTTCAATATCTTCTGTTGTTAGCTCTCTATCATTAACATATATAACATCTCTAGGAATGTTTTGTAGATTAGGGTTGCTTGATGATAGTCTACCTGTAACTGTGCCCCAGTTCTTGAAGCCTGTATGTAATATAGGCATTTCTAAATATGGCTCAATATATGTAGAGTTATATTTTTGTAACGTCCTGTACTGTCTAATTAGTCCTGCTAGTGGGTGATTAACTTGTACTAAGACCGCTTCATTCCATGCTTCAGCACCTGTGGATGTAAGGACAGAAGAGTGTATACCCATCTTATTAAATACCTCACCTATCTGTGATGGACTGCTAATATTAAATTTAAAATCTATTTTATCAAAACCTAATTCTTGTTTTGTGTATTCATAGATACGCTTTTCTAATTTACTAATTCTATTAAGTAATTTTCTATTAGCTATGCCCGCATATTTATTATCTATAGCTACTCCACGACTTTCCATATCATATAAAGCTTTAGTTAAGTTACATTGCAGTCTAAGAAGCTCAGACATTTCTGATTTTTTAATCTTGTCTAATCTATCTATATAAATACGTTTAGTCCACCTCACGTCCTCAATACAATATGGACCTAAAGTTTCTATAGGTGCTAAAGAATAATTATCCTTCCATCTAACATCATCAGTTTTATTAGTTCTAAGTATTTCATCAGTATCTAAATCATATTGACCTGCTGATTGTCCATAATCTTTTATAGTTATATCTAATAAACTTAACTTATTTATAGTAGTGGGTTCAGTCATTCTAACCATAACTAACACATCTATAAACTTCATATCAGTTACGTTAAGTCCTTCTTTTTCCATAAATTTAGTATCAAACTTTACGTTATAGCCAACTATAATTTGACATTTCTTATTTAAAAAATCTATTAAAGCACCTAAGTTAGACATACTAAGATTGTCATCATTGTTATGTCTAAATGGAAAATAGTAAATCTCAGAGTTGTCTAAGATTTCATGGTTAGTTATTGGAGACAAGCCTATTCCACATAGATTTACGCCCTTTTGATAGACATCTAAACCATTGGTCTCTACGTCTATAAGCCAACAGTTAGTCTCAATCTTATCTAAGGTCTCTATAACTGTATTAAAATTTGTGGGTGTAACTATCATAATATAAAATATACCCTCCCAAGCAGGATAAGTTACTCGGGAGGGTCATTGAGAGGAGGTTTCTAAAAGGGCATCTCTACACCATTTTCAGATGTAGTGTTAGCCTCTTCAGTTACATTATCTACCGTGGACTGAGTTGCAGGCATATATTTTTTACCATACCTGTCTGCAAAATATTCGTCTAGTGGTGTTAAATCAGACACCTCTTTCATCCTGTCTTCAGGAATCTCGATAGTTTTATCTGATACTGCAGTGATTGTGTATGTAGTATCAGTGCTCAAACCATTTCTTTTGATTCTAAGAACACCTTTATCTAGTCCCTGCCAATCATTATAGATGTCAACAAGTTCATTCCAAAGGTATCTACCTCTACCAAAACTCAAAGTAATAACTCTGAAGTCATTGATTGGTTCTACATAAACTTTCTTACCTGATGGTAATACTTCTTCTTCCCAATCTAAGTCTCCTGCTAATCCTAAGTTAGGTTTTTCAGGGTGTTTTACTTCTGAGACATATGCCCATAAAGCAAACTTTCGTGAAGGTACACTGTCTTCAGGTACTTCATCAGTTGGTCCATCCTCTGTGTGTAGAACAGATTGCCATCTTCCATCTTCTTTGAAAGTGTGCAACCTAATCTCTGCTAAGAATGGGTCTTCAGGGCTTCCTGTTGCCACTGATTTAATAAAGGCTTGGTCACCATCTTGTTTTAAGAATAGTTGTCTGCCCATACTATTGTTGTTTGACATGGAGTTTCTACTACTTTGATAACTCTCATATCTTTGTTGAATGTCGGCTATTCCTGCCATGTTTTCTCCTTTACCAGATTCTCCGGTTTTTAATTGTTTCTTTTATTATATCACTATTTTTGATTTCTTGCACATCTTTGTATCCTGAAGGTAGTTTTAAGTAAGAAATATTAATCTTACCCTGTAGTCTTTTTAGTATATGCTCTCTACCTTTTTTACCTGCCTCATCATTATCTAAGGATAATATTATCTCTTTAGATGGTAATCGCATAATTAATTCTTCTTGCACTGTAGACATGTGCATACCTAGTAATGCGACTGCTTGATAACCTAGTTGATTCAACCACATTGCATCTAATGCTCCTTCAGTAATACAAACTGCATTAGATGTGTCAACTAAAGGCTGTCCAAATAATATATGTGACTTTTTAAATCCTTTTGCATATACATATTTAGGTACACCATGTTCTCTTCTTATTATCCATCCGACTAATTTAGCATCCTTATCATGTGCTGGAATCACTAATCCGTTAGTCGGTGTTATACCACATCCCCATCTACGCAATATAAACTCATTGAAACCTCTATCATATATCCAATCAGGAACCTCATATTGTTTATAAGGAAATACTTTTTCTTCCAGTGCAGGTAATCCAAGAGGGGCAGGCGTGTCTATTTCAAATACTTTTACAGGGTTATAACCATTTGAGTTCTCTACTAAAAAGTCTAGTATTTGACGAGCACTCCATCCTTTATAGGCTCTTATAAAACTCTTTAAACTACCTTGACCACATCCTGCAAAACATATCCATACACCTTTTTCAGTATTTATTGCTAAAGAAGGCTTGTCATCTTTATGAAAAGGACATGCTATATTAAATTGTTCTTCACCTCTTGGTACATCAACACCAATTTTATGTAAGATGTCAAGCCAGTCTATTGAATTTTCCACTTTGCCATATAGATTTTGTTCTGTATAAGTATTCACCTTTTACCTCTCTGTATCCTTCTGGAAATGTAGTTCCACATTTTATGCATGATGGGTCTTCCTTTACCACCCCTAATCCTTTTACTCTACGCGGAGAACCCTTGGATGTCAATATGGGTAACTTAATTGTCAAGCCTGTGGGTAATGTCCCATTGGCACTACACTTACCACATTTTATTTTTAATAATGAAGTTTTAGAGTCTTGCATCATCTTGTTCAATTTGTCCATTGTTTACTCTCCACACAAATTCATAATCAGTAAATGGTAAATCTCCATCTCTATACTTTTGAAATTGTATTTTTCGTTTATCATTAACCACCATGTCTAACTCGTCCTGCACCATTGACATGGATACTGCTACATCTGATGCTCTTATCAAAGCATCCCCAAACGCCACTTGATTAGGTGCAGGTGGTGTATACATATCAGCAGCATCTCTCGTAGCCTGAGTTGATGCCATCACAGTAATATTATTTGATAGGGCTAAGTTTTTCAACCCATAAAATAATGAATGTGATTGCTCCCATGCTGCCTTTGTAGTATCCCTAGTAGACACTAAGTATACACCATCTATCACTAAAAAGTCAGGTTTGTATTTTCTAACTAAATTATTAATACTAGGTAGTGATATACTATCCTCCCCACTAATGTGGTCACATATTAATAAATTTTTAGAATCACTATTCCTTAAAAACTTTTTATATTCTTCTTCATCTATGTCAGTTCCGTTTCTAATAGCAGCATGAGATAGAGAGTATCCATTCATATGCCCTAATATAACGTCCATCCTTAAATTAATTGATGCCTTAGTCATTTCAGGTGATATAAATAAAGTCTTAAAACCATTCTCTGTAGCTATTGCAGCCATCAAACAGCACAACCAAGTCTTACCTACTGTTGGTCTTGCATACGCAGTAATTAAATCACCGGGTTGCCATCCCATGCCTGTATTATTAATTATCTTAAAAGGTGTAGGTATACCTATCATACCATCACCTAATTCTCTTTTACTATTCTTATCTTTCCACTCTTCATATCTATCTAGTTCTCCATTATCATATTGAAAAACATCAGAGTCATGTAGTATCTCAATATCATGTAACCCATCCATAATTAAACCTAATGCTTTTTTAGGATTATCTTGTAAGATAGGCTTACTATCAGAAAAGGCATTTACTATATGCCTAAACATGACTTGCTTTTTAAATTCAGATAGAGCGTAATTAAAGTTTATATTCTGTGCTTCAGGTGCTAATGTAGTAAACTTCTCTAGAAGTATCTCACTAGTAGGATATTCTGAAAATTCATCGATATATCCTTGAATAAACTTGTACGCCTCCTCATGCTGTGCAAAGTCTTTGGACGGATGTGTGAAGTTTTTAAAGTTGTCTGGTTCACATAGTCCAAAAATCAAACCAGATTCAATAAAATTGTAATTCTGCAACTATTCCTCTTTTTCTTTATACTTTTTCCTTAAAGATTTTTTAACTTTATATACTGATGTATCCATTAAATTATCCTGAATATAATCCATAGTATAGTTTTGTGACTTCATTGTCAAGTAGTTTGTTTCGCTATTGTCTAAATTAAGTGAATTTAAGAAATCTTGGAACTTAACTTCATCTAATAACTTATCATCAGTAGTCAATACATCTTTCAGTGTATAGTTGTCATTATCTGCCACACCTGATGTATTATCTTTATCCAAACTTATGGTAGAAACTTTTTTTAGCGATTTAGAATGTATAGTTCTCAACGTATTTATCATTGCTGTGTGTAAATATGTGTGAAAAATAGTATTTTTTTGAGGATTATACTTTTTAGCGGCTTTAATTATTGTTAATCTTAGCTCTTGTACTAAATCTTCTTTCTCCCATCCTTCAATATATGCATTTTTTAGAATCCTATATATTTTAGGCTCCCACTTTTCTATTAACTCGTTGTTTATTTCCATTTTGTCGTCTACGCTCATGAAAACAATAGTTATTGTTCACACCACAGTAAATATTATTTAATTTTTGTTTAATTCGTTGTCTAATAACACTTTTTTTACGATAAAAAGGCTCTCTACACCAAAAACATGTAACTTTTAACCATTTATTGTTAAATGTACATTGTCCCTCATGTAATTTACGTCCACTTTCGACAACATCACCACACTCTTTACAGTATACCACCTTTTGGGGTTTCGGAACTTTAGTTTGTAGGTTATTTTGCTTTAAAATGTTGTGAACATAAACACGACTAACCCCTACTTTCTTACTAATCTCCGATGAAGACATTAAAGGGTACTTATTTCGTAACCTTACTATCTTGTTTTTGGCTTTCATTAGAAATCATCTACTGATGCTTGTTCATGCTCATATGCTTTTACCCATTCGCTAAGTTGTTCTTTCCACCTAGTTGATAAATAGTCTGTCGTAACAGTGCCTCCATCTAATCCTGCTATGTAAGTAGATGCTGCTTGAACTCTTGCCCATTGAGCATCAGTAAGTGAAATTGTTATATCTGGCATTAGTTGTTCTCCTTTAATTGCTCTATTTCTTTCTTTAATTTTTGTACTTCATTTAATAATAACACAGATAGCATTGAGTATTTTACTGACTCAGGTCTTCCATCTTTTAACACAGCTAATTCTGGGATAAGTTCATGCACTTTTTCTGCGATAAGTCCAAAATCTTTTTCACCTGTTTCTTTCCAAGTAAAGTTAACTGGTTCTAAATCGTATATTTTTTCAGATGGAGTAGTTAAACTAACAATATCTTTCTTATATCTTTCAGATGATGATACAAATTTTATTAGTCCTGCAGCAGTTACGAATATATTAAAAGCCTCAACTCCTGACGATATTTCGTTAAGTGTTGTACCATTACTATCTATAGTGGTTCTTTGTGTACCACCAGTTGCAAACCCTAATCTATCTGCTGAAACTTGAAACATCCCTGTATCACTGTCTCCAGCAAAATTAAACGCTGGACCAGAAGCAGTAGCACTGGTTGAACCAAAATGATTGAAAGAATTAACACCAGCTAATCTATTGTTAAACCCAATATGAGCATTGTTTAGACTGCCACTAAAGTCTACAATCGGTTCAAAATGCAATCTATTATTAGAAACATCAGTCGTCATAACCCAAAAAGCTGAATTAGCAGTTGATGCATTTGGTGTTGCATTTTGTTGAAGACTTGTAAAAGCTAATGAGTCAATACCTGAACCAGACCCATCATCTGTAAATCTAAATATACCAAAACTATCAGTAACATTAGTAGCAGTGCTAGACAGAAGATGTCTACCTGCTGCAGTAAAACTTCCTGTGGCTGTAACAGAACCACTCACAGCAACTGTGCCACCATCTGGTTGTATTGAATCTCCTCCATGGATTGTGGTCCACTCTTTTGATGATGACCCTAACGTGCCAACACTGTGAGGAACTAATGCAGTAGTTCCTAAGCCACCCACTTGAATAGTTGCGTCAGATGTTGTTGAATATATTTGAAAATATGGATTACTAGAATTTGCAAACATACGGATTCTATCAGTGCTTCCATCATTAAGAGTGAAAAATGCTGCAGATTGTCCACCGCCTTTTACAGTAACCCCGCCATTATCTACTACTACTCTAGTTGTAGGGCTAGTTGCACCATCTGTTAGCTCAATTGATTGACTATGTGCATCAAAGTTAAACCAATATCCAGTGTTGTCAGCATTTGAGTTACTGGTATATCCTCTAAAAAAGTGTGTTCCTGCTCCAGATGGGGCATCATCAGGTGTTGCAAATTTAAATCTTACACCAGATGTTGCATCACTACCTATATTAAGTATGTTGTTTGCTTTTATTGCATTCGCTGCTATTGCATCTCCTAAGAATTTGTAATCAGTTCCTGCTGTAATATTTGCCCCTAATTCAAAACCAGCTTCACCACCAGAGTTAGGATTTTTTCTAGCAGTACCTATTTGTATTCTTAGTTTACTAGAACTTAATACATCAGGATTACCAGAACCCCCTGCATCTGTATTACCTAAAGCTTTATAATCTGCTGCTGTTTTAAATTTAAACTTTGTTTCAGATGAATCCGGTTCAAAATATATGACATAATCTGTATCATCTGCCATTGCACCATTTATACCATGTGTTGAATCCTCACTATCACCTGCAGCTATGGTATATTCAGTATCATCAAGTCTTAGTGTGCCTGCAGAATGTTGAACTGCTGTTTGTAAATTATTATCACTTACATTACCGGGTTCGAAAGTACCAGAAAAATGTGGTATCTTTTTACCTACAGGTGTTTCACTGAAAGTTTCATCATCGTAATCTGAGTTATATAGTCCTGCACCGGGAGATGTAAGTCTAGCACCAGCTTTACTTGCTTTACTACCACTAATATCACCAACTGTTTCTATATAAGTATTGAATCCACCCTCGCCCTCTTCATAAGTTATCTTAGTAACAACATGGTCAAAGGTAGATGAATTAATAGCTAAGTTTTTTATCCTAACTGCGTGTCCAGCTCTTAGTGGCACATATACTCTATAGTAATCATTTGTAGAAAAGGTAGCAGAGTTAGTTAAGGTAGCTGTTAAAGAGTTGTCTTCTGTCTTACTTATGTAACCAAACTCATCTAATACACCCCCTTCACCTGTAAGTTTATGTAATACCATACCAGTTCGGACTCCTGCATGAGCAAAACTAGTGTGATTCTGACTAGAGAAGCCATCAGTAGATGTAGAATGACTATTAGTAATCGTGCTGTCAGTTATTTTATCCCCAGCAACAGAGTTTACCTGACCTTCAACAAAGTGATACGGATATCCTGAAGCAATAGTAAAGTTAGCTCTTACTCTTCTAGCATCTCTGCTTTCAAATACAGCGGCTACTGCTCTTCTAAAACCACCTACATCACCCATATTCAAACTGTAACTTAGTATTCTTTTCTGTTTGAAGGCTTCTTGTGGTCTAAATATATCGTTTCCATTTGTATCAGTAGTAGAAGTTAGAGTAAAATTACCCACACTTGAACCACCCTCGTTAGTAATAAATAATTGCTCACCTGCAGCAACAGAATGCCTAATACTTCCTGACGTTCCAGTTGTCCCTGATAATAAGGCAAAGCCTGCACCAGATGCATTACTAATATACTGTATAAATCCAACCGTATTTCCACCAGAGTCTTTTACAGGATTTACTTGTTCTGGTACTTTAGATGTTTCAGTTCCTCCTGTGCCACTTCCACTAGGTTCATATAAATCTTCTAAAGCTCCACCATTTACTATAGAAGCATAATTAAATACTTCCATTTCTAAATCTTTAGTTTCTCCCGATATAGGGTCTAAAAAGTGCACATTTACATGAGTTATTCTTTCTCTTGCTAAATCTTCAAAAGAAAATGTAGGCAGAGTTTTTAGTGTTTGCCCACTCTCCTCTATACTATCACCAGTTCCAAAAGTTAAAGTTAATCCGTCTTTACCGGGGTCTGATAATGTATATGAAGTGCCTGTTTGTGCAGCTCCCGGCATACATCCTGCAGGATAGTAATTAAAAAAGTTACCTAATCCCTCTGTATCAGTAGCAGTTGTTTTGAAGTTAGTATCTAAATAAAAGTTGTAGGGTCTTAAACCCCCTGTAATTCTTCCTGATGCAGTGCTAGGGACACCTGCTTCTAGTTCTGCTAATCTATTTATAGCATTTAAATAAGCTTTACCAGACTTACCGAAGTCTTTGTCTCTAGTATGTGTTTTACCTAAAGACTGTTGAAATCTATAAGCTTTTGTACTATCACTATCTGTAGTATTGTCAGTCTCAATATTTTTAGTGGTTGAATTAAAACTACCAAACTGTATTAATTCTGCAATATCTTCAGATATAAAATCATTTTTTAATTTTGCAGGTTTATTAGTTCTATCTGAATCATTTAAAAAGTCACCTTTTAATATATTATTAGCTAATTCAAAAAGACCATCATAAGCTACCACCGACACTGTGTAACCTCTAAGTGTGTGTTCTGGTGTTATTTTTTCTACTTGCCCTAAAAATAAAATTGTAAATGTAGTTTGGTCTGTTATCCTAATCTTCATTTTATTTTTTAAAACAGTATCTAAATCACCTGTTTCAAATATATTAGATGATGATTGTCTAGGGTTAAATAAAGTAAATGATGCCATACGAGCTGTATTGATATCATCCTCAATAGTCATATTTAATAATCTTGAAGTTCCTGCAGTGCTTTCAAGAGCCACCCATGCAGAACCGCTCCAATACTCTATTTTAGACCGTGCTGTCCTTGAACTTGTTCCAAATGCCATTACGACTCCTGTCTATCTTTTGCACTAAACGCTAAACTAAAACTAAACCTATCCTCTGTTCCCGGAGCTAAATCAAATCTAGCTTGAGTAAGTGCAACCTCATAAGTTCCATACACTGTACCTGCCGCTGTTTGAACAATCAACTGTATTGGTGTATTGTTAGAGTCAAATACAGTCTCTGTAGCAAACGTCTCTAATTGTTTTTGAGTGGGTACAAAGTAATTTGTTTTGTCACCGTCTGATGAATTACCTTTCGCTGGACCAGTAACTACTTCAGGAGTTGTGCTCTGGTCTCTATCTACAGTTCCTGATACTGTTATACTAGGTCTAAACATACCAATTTCTATCAACTCAGGTGAGGTTTGAGGAAAAGGTATTTGTATAGGGGTTTTTGCAATTGTTACTCCAAAAGCATCTGTTTTTAGTGCGTATCTTTTAACACCCGTCACATTAGCATTATCTGCATGTGCTACTATATTAGTATTATTTACTCCTCTAGTTATTGTAGTAAACTGTGTTGAACTACCTTTTGATGTATAACGTATCTCCTCTCCGTCTACAAATATAGTGCCAGTAGATGGAAAAGAAGCGTTGTTAGTGTTATCTATATTTATATCATCGCTACTGTTACCATTAGCATCGGCACTTAATGCACCATTAAGTAAACAAAACTTTGATGTTGTTAAAGAACCTATATCTGTTAATAATATTGATAAAGACATTAGTATGCACCATTCCCCATTCTTGCTGTATTATCTTGGGCTTGACGTTGAGTTGACTCTAAACCTACTACCTCTAATACCTCTTTCACTACACCTCCCACAATATTACGTCCAGCAAACTCATAAGCTATTGAACCTACTATACCTCCTACTAATGCCGTTATAGGGGCGAATGGACCTCCTGCTGCCCCACCTGCTAATGCACCAGCACTAAATGCTGCAAATGCTCCACCTATTTCTGCACCTTGTATACCCGCTTCACCAAAAAATGAACTAACTCCACCTTCTTGTCCCGCTTCAATTACTTCAGCACTTGCCCCAAACAATTCAGCAGCTAATCCAACAAGTCCAGCTTTTCTTAGTAAACCGCCAATAAGTTTACTTCCCGGAAAACTACCTAAAAGTCCTTTAGGTTTAGGAGCCCCATCATCCATTGCTAATAAACCTTTGTTA